GTTCCGGGGGGCTGCCCGAAAGCGGTGCCAGGGCGACCCCGCCCGCCCGCCGCATGCATATACAGGGGGGGGCGGGGGCCCCTGTTTTGCTGTCGACGATTGATCGATCACCTGGTAGCCCCCCGCCTGCTGTTGCACGATCTGTGAGCTGGAGCGAGAACAGAGTCGAGTTGACCAGGTGACACGTGGTCCGCGGTCCAGGGGTCGTCTGCACGCGCCCCTTCTTTACAGATCCAACATGTGGTCCACGGGCTCGCGTTCCATTGTTGTCTGAGGTGTGCTGAGTTGCGACGGTATGTCGGGTCCTGGTGGTGGGGGCGTGGTGCCCGTCTGGCCATGCGTTGTCGTTCGTTTTTTTGTTTGCATTTCGGGCAGCGGGTGCGGGTGGTGAGGATGCCGCAGTCGAGGCAGGGGCGGGGGCTCATTGTCCCGCCCGGTTTTTCCAGTTGCAGGCGGGGCAGCGGTTGTGGTGCCCCGGATGGTATTCGGTGCCGCATTGTTCGCATTCGACGAAGACTTCTGGTGTGTCTGGTGTCATGGCCACCATTCTTCCTCGTTGTTGTCTGGGTGTTCCGTTGGCAGCCCTCGGTCCCCATCCCCCCTATAGGGGGGATGGGGTGACCGGGATGGGCCATCCCAAGCCATCCCGTTACCCATCCCGTTTTCGATGTCCTTGTTTTTCAACGGTTTCTGGGGGCGTGCCGTTTTTTGCTGTTCCATCCCGTCTGCGTGTTGGGATGGGCCCATCCCGTTTGACACACGGGATGAAATGTAGTTACGTTTTTGTGTGTCAACCAGGTGTTCGACGGTCTCTGATCGTTTGTGTCTGCGGCGTTGCGCGGCGAACGCGGCGCTGCGAGCTGGCCTGTTCGGCATGTTTCTGATTTCGCGCCACATGGCGTTGAGTCCGAGGTCGGGTTCGATGTTGGCGTTGTCGAGCCAGGTTTCTGCCTGGTTGGTTCCTGGCGGGTCGAGTGGTCGGTCGCTGTTCTCGAATCTGAGCGGATCGCGGTGTTCGACGAGTTTGACGGTTTCGGGTACCCATCCCATGCGTCGTTTTTTGGCTGCGAGGGTGATGCCGTCGTCGTGTCTGCGGAGTGCCCAGACGACGTCGACGTCGTCGTTTTTCGCTGATGAGCCGCGTTGTCCTTTGTCGGGGTCTTTCCCTTGGTGGTCGAGTCTGACGCTGGCTCGTCCTGCTGCTTTGAGTGCTTGCGCGGTCATTCTGTAGAACGCGCGGATGGTGTCGGCTTCGTTTTCGTCGCCTGCGACGGCGCGGCTGAACGTGTCGATGATCACGAGTTGTGCGTCGACGAGTTCGGCGAGTCGGTTGACGGCGATGCCGCCTTCTGGCGTGTCGCACGCGGGCAGGGTCGGCAGGAGCGCGTAGTGCAGGTATTCGAGTTCGGTGTTTTCTTCGTCGACGCCCATTTCTCCGAGTCGGTCGGCGAGGTCTGCTGGTGTCATTTCGTAGTCGAGATACAGCACGTGTTTTTGGTCGCGGCAGGCTGCTAGCGCGAGCGTGAGCGCGAATAATGATTTGCCTGTGCCGCCTGGCGCGTAGATCGCGTGTGCTCGTGCTTCGGCGATGACGGGTTCGACGAGCCAGTTTTCGGTGTTGTGATCTGTTTCCCAGAAGGTGCGCCAGTCGAGGAGTTGGTCGACCAGGTTTTGGTCGTACGTGTCGACGTGTCCGGTTGGTTGTTCGAACGTGTCTGGTGGCGGCAGCAGGTCTTCGAGTTTGGCGGCGTGTTGGTTGTAGATGGTGTCGAGTTGGCGTGCTGCGTCGCTTCGGTTGCCGTGATGGTAGATGGCGGCGTATAGGCCGAATGCTGAGAGTGCCCATCCGCTGCCGTCTGCGGTGCTGTTTGCTGCTGTGATCCACGTGGACGGTGTTTCGGTGGTGAACACGACGAGCGGTCCGTCTGGTTCGTGTAGGACGGCTGAGTGGCCGTCTCGCGGGTTTTTCCCTGGTCGTGTCCATAACGTTTCGGTTTGTCCGGTGCGTGCGATGGTCCAGCCGATTTGTTGTAGTTGGTGATGCCAGTTCCATTCGTGTTGGAACGCGGTCCACATGTGATCGTCACGTTGTGTCATCGTGGTGTCATGGTGTTGCGGTGTCACTGGTTCGACGAGTTTGTCGAGTAGCCATTCGGGCGCGTCGGCAGGTTGGATGGTCCACGGTTCGCATCCTGGTTTCCATGTGTATTTGGCGCCGGTGGTCGGGTGGATTGACGGGCACGCGACGATTTGGCCGCCTGCGCCTCTGATGTCGAGTCCTGGTCCGAGCCGGTTACCGGTCGATTGTTGGTTGCGGATCGTCACGTCAGCTGGCGCGTTGAGGATGATGTGGAGTCCGCCGCCGCCTGTTTCTTGTGTCCAGGTGGCGGGTAGCGGTCCGTGTTGTTCGACGAGTTGTTTGAGCGTGCTGTAGCCGTCGTGGTCGTGTGTGTCGACGTCGATGGCGAACAGGTTGCGGCCGTCTGGTTGTGGTCCGAGCGCGAGTCCGATGCCGTGATCTGGCATTTGGTGCCACCACGTGTTGATTTGGTCGTGGTCCACGGTTGCTGCTGTTTGCCAGGACGGGATAGGCGGATGCTTTTTCCCTGGTGTGATCGGGATGACTCTGATTCCGGCGCCGGTGTACGCGAGCGCATAGTCGAGAGCTGTTTCTGGTGTCATTGTGGTCATGCGAGTTGTTCTGAGAGCCAGGTTTCGTGGTTGTCTGCGGCGACGACGGGTTGTCCGAGCAGGATGCGACGGCAGCGTTCGCTGGTTTCGTTGATCGGTCGATCGTCAAATAGATGTTCGGTGTAGTGGTGTTGGCTGTTGTCTGTGCATGCGACGGCTTGTTCGAAGTCGTGTTCGTACAGGTGCATGCTGCCGATCGTGTGTGTGTAGGTACCGAGCGCGATGCCGAAGTGTGCGGCTATTGCTGATTGCAGCGTGATGAACTGCACAAGGTCGTACGGCAGTCCGAGCCACACGTCGTTGCTTCTCATAACGGTTCTGGCGTGCAGTTTGTTGTTGCGAATCATGTATTGCAGCGCGATGGTGCACGGGATGTCTTTTTTGTCGCGGTTGAGGTCGGTCGCAGAGTCGTAGATGGTGAGTACTGCTTGTCTGCTGTCGCGATCGCGTTCCAGGAGTTTTACGAGGTCGTCGAGTCGGCCGGAGATCCGGTTGCCGTACGCTCCGTGAAACGTGCCGTTGTCTGTGTAGTTACGGAACGCGCGTACACGGTCGGTGACGGCTTCTGGCACGCTGATTTGGCCGACAAGTTGGAGAGCTTCGAGCGCGGAGATCGCGTGGTTGAGCTTGCGTCCGTCGATGTCGATGCGGATGCTTGCCGGGTAGGTGACGGTGAACTGGTGATTGAGCAGTTCACGTGTTTGTTGTCCGCGCGGTGATGTTTCGGTTCCGTGCATGTACAGATCGTTGATCGTTCCGATGATCGCTTCGCCTGGTGTTTCGTACGTGGTCATGTGGGCAGTGTTCCTTGTAGGTCGTCGATTGTCATTACGGGTATGTGTGTCGCTTCGGTTCGTCCGGCGATGTCAACGAATCGTGCTTGTGCCCAAGCGATGCTGGTGAACGTGTCTTCTTCGCCGCGTTGCGCGAGTGTGCACGCGATCTGGTCCACTGGTCGGGTGACGACGATGATCGCTGCTCCGATTTCTACGAGCATGCGGGTGCATCGTTCATAGTCGTCCCATTCGTCGAACAGTGACGGTCGGTCGAATACTTCGGGCCAGACGAGTTCTCCGAGGTGCCATCGGTCGCAGATGATCGGTCGATCGGCGACTACTGGCAGCACGTATTCGTCGAGCCAGTCGTCGTGCACCGGTGCTTCAGCGTGCAGGTATCTGGCGCCGTATGTTGCCGCGTACCGTTTGCAGAACGTTGTTTTGCCTGTCGCGTCTGCGCCTTCGACGATGAGGATCGGCGCTGGTGCTTGCGCGGGCGCGAAGCTGGTCATGTCAGCCATTGCACGTGTCCTCGGTGCATGTGACGTCAGGGTCGTCGAGCGCGCGTCCGCAGCTGGCGCATTTGCCGGTGATCCCGTCGTATCCGGCTTGTTGTCTGGCAGCGTTGAGCGCGTTTTTTTCCAGGTAGCGTCCGGCGATTTCGGTCGGGTTGGCACCGGCGACGAGCATCAGGTTGACGAGGAAGTGCAACGCGTCGATGAGTTCGTTCAGGTACGCGTCGCGGTTGAAGTGTCGTGACGTGGCCCACGGTTTCCAGCCGGTTTCTGCGAGCGCTTCGTGTAGTTCGTCAGTCAACGCGGTTGTCATGTCGACGATGTATCTGCGGCGGTCTTCGCCTTCCAGGGTGGACGGGTCGACTCCGTACGATCTGGTTTGCAGTTCGAGTTGTTTCTCGAAAATCATTGCGAGCATGGGGCAGTCTCCTTGGTCAGTTGGATGCGGAACGTGTCCGCGATTTGGTTGATGTGATTCGCATCATACGTTGCCGCGTCAAGTTCGTGCACATAGTGAACTCGAGCGATGCGGTATGCGGCGATTGTTTTCAAGCATTCGTGGCACGGCAGATGGGTGACGGCGAGCAGTCCGCCGGCGGTGTCTGCTGTTGTGCAGTATCTGAGCGCGTTCAGTTCGGCGTGCAGCACGTGCGCTCGTCGTTGGTCGCGGTTCGTCCAGTCGATTTCGATTCCTGGTGGCGCACCGTTGTATCCGACTCCAGCGACACTGTTGTCTGGTCGCAGGATGCACGCGCCGACTTTGAGCCACGGGTCTTCTGATCGCGCGGCTGCTGCTTCAGCTATCGCAAGCGCGTATTCAGGCCATGACGGTCTCATAGCGGCAGTCGCTGTTCGAGCCATGTCGGTTGTTTCCTGACGTCGATCACGTATTCGCGGTCTCCGATCTGGTCGCCCTGGTTGCTGCCTGGTTGTCCGTTCAAGCTGGCGGCTGCCCAGTCAGCGATCCATCGTCCTGACTTGTACGGGATGCCTTTACCGAACCATGCTTGTCCGTTTACTCCTGCGTCGACAGCGGGTTGAATTGTCCATCGATCGGGGAGTCCCATGATGCGAGCCGCTTCGCGGTACGTGAAACAGCGAGGCAGCACCGGATGCACGTTTTCACTTGACGCGTATTGTCTAAGCACGCGAGCTGGTTTGTCATAGTTCCATCGTCGAGCCGCGTACATCGACGTGCGCGAGTCGACTCCTGGTTTCTCGTTGTTCCATGTGTCAAGGGTGACACCAGCTGCTTGTGCTCGCAGCCATGCTTCTCCTGCCGGTTCATCCGGCAGCCATTCAGCTTTCGCGGCGAGTTCAGCGAGTCGTACGGCTCGCGGTGTTGGCGCTACATGGTGACCGTCAACTGATCCGATCGGTTGTTCTTCCAGGTCGCCGATGGCGTCACGTAACGTGAGCAGTTCAGCGATTTCTGGTTGTTCGATTCCGAACGGGACGGTCGACGCGACAAAGAAGTAGCGGTTGCGTTCTGCGTATCCTCCGAGCGTCAGGTTGTTGTGCAGGACGTGATGCAGCGTGTATCTGCGTCCGGTGTGGAACTCTAAGTGTTCTCGCAGGTTGCGCATGAGTTCGCGTCCGGACGTGTATGCGCCGGTCACGGACTCGAACACGACGATCGCTGGTTCGCACGCTGCCGCATAGTCGATCAGGTTCCACATGCCCTGGTTCGCTGGCGAGTCGATACCTCGGTATCCGACGCGTTCTCCGTTCTCGTCGCGTTTGTTGACGCATGTTGATAGCCCGGAGAATCCTGAGCAGGCAGGGTTGCCGAACACGAGATCCGCTGTTTCAGCCTGCCAGTTGTCCGGTTCGTCTGCTTGAATGTCGGTTGTTTGCAGCAGGTCCAGGTTGCCGACATACATCGGCAACCCGAACCCGGCTGCAGCTTCCCGTTTCGCAATCAGATCGAAACCTGCGTCTTTGACAGCGAGCGCGAACGTTCCGCCGAACGTTTGGCAGTCGATCGCGCGCATGTCAGTCGAACAGGTCGTCGACGCTGGTCATCTTCTGCGGCGGCTCGTACTTCGCTTCGAACAGCTTCGCCGGGTTGCGGCCGGGCTTCTTCTCACCAAGCGCCGAGTGCTTGATCGCGAGCTTCCCGCCAGGTTCCAAACCGGCAGCGCCAGCGTCCTTCACAGCCGATCCGATCGCGCGAGCCATCGCTCCAGGCTTCACCCAGACGGTAACGATGTCGCCTGCGGCCACGTCGTTGCCGTCGACTTTCGCAGTCCCGCTAGTCGCTTCGAGTTCGACGACGAGACGGTCGCCGTACTGGGTGGTGACCAGGCGCGGTTGTCCTTCGACGGTGCCGACGATCGTGTCGCCGACTTCGGCGAATGCGATCGAGCCGACGCTGATCGAGTCGCCGCCTCCGCCGTTGCTGTTCAGCCAGTTCATTGCTTCAGACATTTGTGCTCTCCAATGTGAGTGTGTTTTCTGGTGTCACAACGACGGGATCGCCGTTGTGGATGTGTCGCGCGATCACGACAAGCTGTTCGGCTTGTTGTTTCGTGAGCGTGCCGACTCGCTGTCCAAGCGAGCCATCTGGTGAGCCGACGGTGTTCAACGCACAGTTGAACATGTCGTCGACGTCGGTCAGTTTGGCGAACGCAAGAAGCGCTCGACCGATCTCGAACCTGCGCACTGACGGCACTTGTGTGATCGACACAGAGTATCCGTCTGCTTTCGCGGCTGCTGTCTGTTGGTTCAACCAGGCGCGTTCCTGGTCGTTCAGTTTCGCGACGTGCGCTTCGAGTTTTTCGACAGCTTTCTCGTCGGCGTGTTCTGTGTCGTCCGGTCTTGGCGCTGCCGCCTGCCGTTTCGGTGCACGCTTTGCTTTCGGTGCAGGCTCGGCCGCAGCCATGAACGGCATTTCGTGTTCGGCTTCCAACGCCGCCAGGATCTCGTCGACTCGTTTCAACTGTGTCTCGTCGGCGGTCGCCAGTTTCGACAGGGCAGGATAGTTCGCTGGCCAGGCAGCGACGAGTTGTTCGCCATGTCCGGCAGCTTTCAGCTGTTTTGCTCGTGCGACAAGCGTGTCGATCGCGACTGTTTCCTTCGGCATTGCTTTCTGGATGGCGCGTGTTTCGTCTCGTCTTGCGGTCCACCAGGCGTGCATCGCTACCCAGTGCGCTTGCGCGGCGGCGAGGTCGATCGGGAACGTTTCGCATCCTTCCGGTTTGATCGACACGACAAGACCGTGATCGAACTTCGGTATGCGCGCGCGTCCAGGAACGCCGTCGATATCGATGATGCAGTATTCAGCGTTGCAAGCGGCAGCGATCTGTGCGCCTTCTTCTGCGTACGCGCCGTGTCGCGAGCTTCGGGTCCTGGTTTTCCAGTCGATCGCGACATTCTGACCGTTGATTTTCACCCACGCGTCAGCGGTCCCTCCGTAGCCGTATCCGTGCAGGGTGCGGTTGAACACGACGATTTCTTTGCCGATCAGTTCTGGCTGATGCTTGTCGAACCAGGTGCGAATCGCGTTCAGATACAGCTTTGCTTCAGGCAGCGATTCTGCGGGAACGTTCCAGGCGGCCAGGTCGAGCGCTGTCGGTTCGGTTGGTTCGTCACCGAGAAGCATTTGTTCTGCCCAATAGTGAACGATCGTGCCGCGTCCTGCCGCGACTTTCAGATCGTCGGTGTTGATGTCACGCAACCATTTTGCGCGCTCGTCCGGTTCCATCGCTGCGAGCGCGATGAACGTGTCAGCGTCGCTTGCTGCGATGCGTCGAATAGCGACGTTCGTCCAGTCGCTCCCTGACGCTTTCTTGACAGCGCTGATCGACGGTCCACGCCAGTCGGACGCGGCAGCGATCGCGCATGTGGGTTGCGGGTCGGTGTACCAGCGTTCGTGGAACCGTCCGACTTTCACGCGGAACAGTTCCGGATCGGCAGCTTTCATCAGTTCTTTCATTGTGCAGTCTCCTTCATTTTCCGTCCGCCGCCAGTGTGACGGCTGCAGGTCGGTGGTTGTGTCGGTCGAATATATAGAACGATCCGCGCGTTACACGCCGGACACGTCCACGTCGACGTTTCCTTCATCGGTCGGCTTCCTCCGTTCAATCAACGCGCACGTTTTGCATAACGTTCTTTTGTCTGATCGCGGTTTGTTGTATCTGCGCATGCACCGGAAACAGGTTCGCCACACGTACATCAGTCCGGCGTCCTAGCTTCGGCTTCGAGACGCATGATTTCGGCTCGCAGGTTGACGACAAGCTCGGACAGTTCTTCGTTTCTGCGGCGCAACGTTTCGATCAACAGTTGCAGCGAGGCGGTCGTGTCAGTCATGGTTTGCACGTCCTGCAGTGAATGAACTGACAGTTGCAGGCCTGTTTCACTGGTCGTCGTTTGATACCAAGCAAGATCAGTTCGACCGCGAGCGCGAGCGCGAGCACGATGATCACGTCTGTTGCTGTCACAACGCCTCCTTCAGTTCGCACCAGTGACCGACGCGATCTGGTGTCGACATGTACCACGGGCTGAAACCGCATCTGAACTCGTCCAATCCTTCATGCATCTCGTACAGGTAGTGAGCGAGTGCAAGGTTAGCAGCAGGGTGCAACAACGCGTCCTGGCTGAAACCGAGCCGTTCGAATCTTGCGCCGTGAGCTTCCCAGTTCAGTTGCATCAACCCGTAATCGTTCGTGTGTGACACGACTGTCGGTCGACACGACGATTCACGAAACATGATTTCGTCGACGATCGGCAGCAGTTCTCCCGGCCATCCAGCTCCGAGCGCGATCGTCCAGTAATCAGGGCAGTGCGCGTCGGCAGGGACGCGTGGACTGGCTGGTGCCGGTTCGCGTTGTTCGTCCGCCCAGATCACGTTAGCGGTGATCTGCACTGAACGCACCGGTGTCGGAACGGCTGTTGTGGTTGTCGTGTCCAATGTCGGATGCTTGTACACGGTGACGGGTACGGGCGGCCGGTCGATGGCGAGTTCGATGTCGTCGCCTGGTGCGATGGCGATGAGCGCGAGCAGGCCTGCTGCGGTAGCGAGTGTCTTCATCAGAGCACCTCGTTGAGTATGGCGACGAACATTTCGCCGGTCATCACGCAATAAAACTTGCCGCCGTCTGTGGTGCCGCGCGGTTTGATCGCGACACAGCCGTATTCGGCGCCGTCGTTTTCCATCTCGCGTTCGAGTTCACGAAGCCATCCTGGAAGATCAAGCTTCGCTGCTGACTTCACCTCGATTACCGTGTTCGGGATCCCGCTGATGTCGCCGCGGTCGTGTTGACCTGTCAGCCGGCGGCGTTCAGCTGGCCATCCTCGTCGTTTCAAGAAGTCGACGAACTGGTTTTCACCGGTTCGTCCCTTCGCTTTGATGCTTGCAGAGTTCATGGGCAGTGTCTCCTTCCGTTCGTCCTGGTTGGCGACGAACTACACCAATGTAACCATGTTCTCAAAAACTTGCACATAGGGGGTCCCCCTCTCTTCACATTCGTGGTTATAATGAAGACATGACCAACAGCTACACCAAGACAGACACCGATCACTTCATCGACGAGATGGTCGCTAGCGCGATCGACCTGCTCGAAAAGGGGAATCTCACTGATGAGCAGCGCGAGTTCGTTGCCAGGATCATCGACAAGACACTCGAAGTCTTCTAACCAACCAACGAGGAGAACACATGCCAACACCAATCACTGAACACCGAGGTTTCCTGATTGTCGCCGTTGTCGACGACGACACCGGACGCATCGATTATTACGACGTTCACGATTTCACGTGGGGAGACTGGACCGAAGAAGAACCCATCTCGTCGTTCATACCGACAAAGAAAGCAGCGCGCGAGTTCATCGCTAACGAACTTCGTTGGCGCAAAATGCGTAATCGCTTCCGCTGACCGTCACAATCTGAGCGCCCGTGTCCGTCCTGGACACGGGCGCTTTCTCATTTCCGTTCAAGCGCACGATCACACGCGTCGACGAGATCTGCGAGCATGGAGCGCGTAAACGCGGCCGCCTTCGCTTCGTCCAACGCTGCGATCATCGCGATCGCGACCGCTTTCACCTGCTGCGGACTCGCGTCCTTCGTCGCCAACTTCATCAACAACCTCCCTGGAACTCGCGCACTGATGCGACGGATGCAAATACGCTGCCGGTGTCATGAACACGGTCAGGCAGCGCAAGCATCGTACGACGTTCACAGCAAACCTCGCGATCGAAGCTCGTCACTCAACACGTCCCACATGCCGCGATCATCGTCGATATTCGACACCCAGGTTTCGATCGCGTTGTTCAGATCAGGATGACTGTCGAGCATGTCGACAAGCAGTTGACCGATGCGCGCGTTGTGCCGCCGTTGCGTCTGCCCAGACAGATCGCGTTTAGCGATGTCCACCAGGTGGAACAGTTCGCGAATGTCTGCGCGTGCGATCATTGTCTGTTCTTTCTGATGATCCGCAAGTCACGATGATATTCGGCCCACGCGTCACGACACGGTTGGCACGGTTGTTCTCCGCGTCGAACGTGTCGTCTGTATGCGGACGCTGTTCCGCACGGCGATGTAGCTGGTCGTCCTGGTTGACCGGTTCTGGCGCCTCGCGCGGCTCGCCATTGTCGTTGATATTCGGCTGTCGCCATTGTGTTCTCCTTGTGGGTATGTGGAAGCGGTCCGGCAGTCGGCACCAGGGGAAGGAGGGGTGTGCCGTTACTGCCGGACCGCTCGCGCGTTGCTGTGCGCGCGATCTGTTACATGTCGACCGTCACGCCGTCAGGCAACGTCAACGAAGGGATGAGCGCGTTGCGGATGTCGGCGATCCACGTGTCACCAGCGAAGTCGGTGATGTCGTCAACGAGTTGTTGTGTGGCGCTGAGGTTCGCTGCGCCGCATGACACAGTGAACATGATTTCAGGGTGCGCGTCGTAGGTTTCGTCGTCCGGATCGCCGTACACTCCGATCAGGATGACGTCGTCGTACGAAACCCAGACGCATTCTCCGTTGTCTCCCCACGGGATGATGCGTGCTGTGTGATCGTGGTGTGGTGCTTCAGCGTTCGGGAACGTGTCGTCGATCCACGCGTTGATGTTCGTGATGTCTTCGCCAGTGTACCTGTACACGTGTTCTGTGGTTGTGGTGTTCATGGGCAGTGTCTCCTGGTTGGTTGATGGATTTCAGTAGTTGATTTCGATGATGGTTGCGCCGCTCGCGTTGAGACCGTAACCGCAGTCAGCATTGTTGGTCAGCCAGCGATGTGCTGCCGCCCTGGTCGCCCACACTTTCGCGTCCGACATGTTCGTGCTCGTGACAACGCAGCAGTGTTCCTGGTTGATTCCGACAACGAACCGACTGCCGGCATGGTCGAACAGATCAGTCAAAATCATTATGTACTTCTTGGTCATGTCATTCATCTTCATGGGCAGTGTCTCCTGGTTGGTTGAGGCCGACGTGTTCGACCGACACTCCTACTATATACACGTTTTTGAGAACATGCACATACCCAACTAGCTATGTGCAACTCTTCACGTTCGTGGTTATAATGAGGTCACCAACCAGGGCGAACGCCCACCAACCAACCAGGAGACAACTAACATGAACAACACCAAGCACATCTACGAAGTCCAAGTCGGCGACAGGATCACCGCCTGCGGAGACACCACCTTCTCCGACACGTTCCACGTCAAGTGGATCGAAAGATTTCTTGACGGGAAGCCTTACTTCATCAGGGGAGACGGCGGCAAGGCGATCATGACGGGCAACGGCGACGACCGCATTCTCACCCTGGCTGACTGACCGACCACCAACCAGGAGGACAACTGATGGAAGACATCTACCGAGACCTAACACTCGACGAAGTGAACAGCGACGAGTTCGAAGACTTGCTGGAGACGATCGTCGAAGGCTGGTTCATGGACGAGCCGATGGGATGGATCGACCTGTGTGATCGCATTGACGACATGTGCGGCGGGTTACTGAACGCCACAGACGAAGTCATTGACGGCGCGCTCTACCGAATCCACCGATGCACACCGAACCAGCCCGACGATCCAGTCGTCAAGCGCATCATCGCTCGGGCACGCAAGATCAAACGCGAACTCAACAGCTGACCAACATCAACCTCTGACAGAAGCGCCCGTGTCCGTCCAGGACACGGGCGCTTCAACATGTCCGTACAAATGTGATGCCGTCCAACCCGACCGGAGGCGAGCCGGGTGGACGACACCACGCAGCAACCTACGTCAATCGCCCAACCAAACGATGTACGACGCAGACACCTGCCCGCGATCCGGATCAACGAAATGTAACCGTTGTGACGGTCGACCAGTCGCCGCCATAAACTCTTTCGCGTACACGTTCTCCGACTCCGGCGAACCAGACACGTAAATCTGACCGCCGTTCGCCATCGTCAACGTCATCGGCGTATGGAAATGTCCCATGTACACGTCGTCGAACGGATCGATCACACCAGCAGCCCACTGATTACACTTGCGCAGAATCCCGAACGCGGGCGTGTTCCCTCCGAAGCTTTTGATTTCGTCACCGTGGACAAGCAACGCGGTGTAGTTGCCGATCCGAACGTGTTGATGCCAGGCGGACGACGTGTGCCACGAGCATCGCTGTTCGTCGTCGAACTTGTCGGCAGCGATCCGGTACGCCATCCGATCAATGTTGTCTCCGCCAGGCATGTCGCCCTTGCGGCCCAGTCGACCGTGGTTCCCGTACTCGCACGTCACCGTCACCTGGTCGAACACTGCGAGCAGTTCGCGCACGAACCGTTCCATCAACCCTGCTGTTGCGAACAACTGTTCGAACAGATGCGCTTCAACTTCGTACGCTTGTCCAGGGAAAATGCTGATGCCTTCAACCATGTCGCCGCCGAACATCACGTGAGCTTCCTTCACTGGATGATCAGCGCGTTGAATGTCGGTCAGCGACGCGATCTTCTCAGCGAACCGCATGATGCGTTTCTCGCACGTGTCGATGTCGTAATCAGACGTGTGTTTTCCCAGCTGCCAGTCGGTCGCGTGAATCAACGCGACTTCAGCGTCGCGTTTCCTGCGATCACCGATCGGTTTAGCTACTGCTGGCGGTCGACCGAGCGCGAGCGCCGCGTCACGAGCCGCTTCGAACACGGCTTCAATCAGATCGTCCGATTGACGTTTCGCTTTCCTGGTCGCTGCCTGCTGTCGTCGTAACGCAGCACGAAGCTCTTCGTTTTCTGACGCCAGATCAAAATCGCCAAGATCAGTCATCGACCTCTCCGATACTTCTGAATAGCGTCCGACGTGATGTCGAAACCCCAGGATCGCAGCACGCGCGCGATCGCTGCCGACGTGTAACCTTTGTCGCTGATCGCTGTCCGCAACGCTTGAAGTCGATCGTCGCCGTCGGCTTCCATCTGTTCGATGATCAGATCCAACTTGCGTTTGTTGTGCACACGCTGGTTTTCCGCTTGGAACGCGGTCATGTCAGGTCCGGTCATGTTGCCTCCCCGGTTTGTTTGATTACTTGCGGCCGAATCTAACGTCGTTCTTATCGAGCCACGTGATGATCAACGGCACAACAGCTGAAGCTCCAGCCGCAAGATACAACCGTATGTCGCTTTTGTCGACAGCGAACACGTCAGCGCCGTCCGCTAGGAACATTCCGAGCACGGTCGCGACCCATACTTTCGCCCACGATTTCGCAGCGTTCTTCATCGTTTACCTCCCTGGTCGAGATGCCATTCGATGTGGTCGTCCATCCTGGTTGACACGTGATCAACTTTCCGGTCGATTGATTCGAGCAGTTTCGAGTTTCTTGCGTGATCACGGTTGTTCTCGCGACGCGTTCGTTCGATCAAACCGCCGACAGCGATAACGATAACGCCGCCAGGAGCAAGCATCAACCCGACAGCTTCCCACCAGCTCACTGCGCGACCGCCTGAACGTCGATCAACACGTCTGTCGACTGTGACACGTACACTTGAATCTGACCGTTCGACACTGGCACCCACGCGCTGTTCGCGATCGTCACACCGTGCGTGAAGTTCAGATTCGACACGGACGGCAGCGGACCTGAACCCCACGCTGCGAGCCATCCTGAACCGGTCGGATCAACCGCGGTCAAGTTGACGAACACCGGTCCGGTTTGTCCGACCGAGATCCGTCGGGTTTCTCCAGCAGCGAAACGACCGCCTTGCGATCGACTGTCAAACACTCGTTGTGGTGGATCGATGAGACGCATGTCAACCTCTGGACCTGGTGTCGGCGGTGTCGGCGGTGTCGGCACAGGCTCGAACACGCCAGTTTCGATCTGATGATACACGCCGTCACCAGGGCATCTCGTGGCAGCCCAATCCCGGTGACCGGTGATCGACATCCGGTTCTGCTGTCGGAGGGCGGCGACGAGTTGTCGTGTCCGCTCGACCATCGCTGGGTTGGCAGGGTTCTGCCAATCAACCATTTGGAGGATGGCGAACGTGTGTCCGTTCTCATTTTTTGTCGCTGCCGGGATGTAGTCGGTGCCACGAATCTCCCAACACGCACCATCCTGATCGACAGCGCAAGAGTATCCAAGTGAATACCCTCGCCCGTTCACATACGACCGTTGCATCTGAGCAAGCCAACGTGCCGTGTCAGTGTCAGCAGTCTCCGCTGCCGTGTAGTGGATGACGATCGAATCGACTCTTGACCAGTTGATGGGTCGTGCGTCGGTGTGCTCCCCGACGGTCATCCCTGCCTGCTCCCACGACGTGCGTGGACGATCAAACATCACGCACCGTCAGGATCGACCGGAGGCTCCGGCTCGGGTGGTGCCACAAACTCATCCAACACAGGATCGTAGGTGTAGCCGGAACCGGCGTACACGCCACGGAAGTTCCCGTTGTACGAAGTCTGAAGCCAAGTGCCAGACAGCCCCAACACATCAGCGATAAACGCCTGCCCTTGTGCTTCGTTGTCTGGTGCGGGGTCAGGGCAGTTGTCGTCGCTAATGACGATCACTCGTCGGACGACGTTGTTGTTGTCGATGCGTGCGAAGTGTGCCATCTAATGCTCCTTAGTTCTTGAAGCGGACAAGAACGATCCCGGAGCCACCAGCGCCGCCGGTGGTCGTTGCGCCGCCACCACCACCTCCGGTGTTTGCTGTGCCAGCCGTACCGGTTGCGCCACCGCCATTACCGCCGCCGCCAAGACCACCAGACCCGCCAACGGTGCCGCCGCCACCACCACCACCTGCGTAATAAGTCGTGGCGGCTGATTCTCCGCGGAACGCTGAAGCGTCGAGTCCGTCGCCGCCGTCGCCGCCAGTCGTAGTTACAGAGTCCGAACCTGCCGCGCCAGCGCCACCGCCGCCACCACCTGCGTCAGTTCCTGTGGCGTCGCCGCCGTCGTTGCCGCTCAGACCGTCACCGATGCCTCCCGGGTTTGGTCCACCAAAGCCACTACCACCGCCGCCGCTGGCTCCATCGCCCGCTTTATCCAAATCTGACGCTGAGGTGGCTGCGCCTCGACCGCCGAGGCTCGCAATCATTGAGTCAAGGCCGGACCCGTTGCCAGGGGCGAGAGAGGCGCCACCAGCACCGATAACGATCGTGGCGTTAGCGTCAAGGTAGGCGGTGCCGGTGACGTACCCGCCAGCACCACCGCCGCCACCACCGCCGCCAGAATGTAAACCGCCGCCGCCGCCACCGCCAACGACGATGTAATCAAAAATGCCTGCGTCGGTCACGGTGAGAGTCCCGGACGAGGTGAACGTGAGAAGCGTGTACGACTCGCCACCAACCGTGATCGTTGATGACGAGCCTCCTGTTGCGACTCCGTATGCTACGCCAGCGGCGGGTCCACGAAAAAAGATGGCTGAAGACGCTGACGTGAAGTACAGGCTTCCACCCTCCCACTGTGCGAGATCCAGCGACGCTGCTGTGTTGACGGTGGCGGTGCCTGCGGTGACGGTGCAGGTGCCTGCTCCGATGTTGTGAAGCCAGACGACGTCTCCTGCTGCGAACACTGCGTCGTCGACGGTGATGGTGGTGGCACCGGCGTTGTCCATCACGATCCGGGTGCCCTCGTCACCGGCTGCCAACGTGTAACTGGCGGTTTTGGTGGTGACGGTCCAGTTGTAGTCGTTTTCTTGCAACGAGTTCATTTCGGCTGCGGTCAGGACTTGACCGGCAGTGAATGTCTGTTTGCCCATTACTGTGCGCCTCCTACGGGTGGATCAGGGAGAACAGGGTTATCGATGTCAATGGTTGTAGGCAGGTCACGGAGCGCCTGCCGGTAGGTGGCCCACGCTGAAACGTCTACTGGTGCGTCTGCGACTTGTGTCCAGTCGCTGCGAGCCAAAGCGGTGTTTCTCCATAGACGGATCTGTTGAAGTTTTTGATCATCGGTGGCATCAGGGAAATCAGGGTTGAAGTCAAAAATCGCCATGTCAGGCCGCCTCGTAAGTCCAAAACGCTTGCAGAATGTCGGTGGCTCCCCAAGTAAACGGCAAGGTGCTGCTGATGGGTCGCAGTTTGGTTGATCCTGAATCGTCGATCAATCGTCGAACCTGAACCGTCGTTGTCGAATCAAGTGTTGCGCGACCTTCCCAAACATCGACACCAACATTGTTGAAACGTGCGGTTCCGACAGCACTACTTACGCAACTTGAGGCGGCTGTTACAGGCAGGCTCACAGTCACGGCACCGGACACGTCAGCACCAGCACAGGTGTAAACCCACACACAAGTCACAAGTTTCCCGATTTGAACGTAACGGGCTGTCGTGGTTGTGCCTCCACTGAGGTTCCCGTAACTGGGTGTCCAAGTGTCCCAAGTGCCTAACGCCTCCAACTGGGCGATCTTGTAGTCATGCGACGACGTGACAGCCGACGAGTCCGCACCGACTTTTGCTTCTAACGCTTCGACAGCGTTGTTGAGGTCGGTGTGTTGCCCTGAGTGGGATGGCAAGTTCAACTGGTCCGAGGCTGTCGGATCAGTGAACACGTCTAGAGAGGTGGGAAAGTTGATGGCCATCAGTATCCGAGTGGGTTGCCGGTCAGCAGGGTCTTGGTGTCATCATACGTCATCGACGGTGCGTCGTACAAGATGGTCGATTCGTCATACTGGGTGAGCGACTGCAACACGCCGAACTGGGCATCGTCCAACGTGAAGTAGGTGTCCAAAGCGGTGGACAACGAGAACCTGATCCGATGCGAATCGACACCGATGGCGTGTTCGATCTTGTCCACCACACCGAACTGGTCGATAGCGGTACCGCCACCCGGTGGCGTGTAGATCACCCTCACCACCTCGCCCAGATCCAACCCGAGCACTGTGGTGCATTGGGCTGACGAGAGGCGAGCCAGATTCACTTCCAACAACTCGAAACGGACACGAGCCGTCCCGTAACGAGACACGAGGAAGTTGGCGAACTCCTGTGAATCTGTATCAGCCGGGAACAGCAGGTTGTCGTAGTTCAACGTCCGAATCCCGTAAGCATCCTGTGAGTTGGTGTCGTCGGCGGATTGAACGGTGCCACCGACACGAGTCACCGTCGCACGGTTGTAAAGCAGTTCTGAGCCGACCTGCACACCGATGTTCGAGTACGGGATGTTGGTGCCGGTGTCATCGAACGTCGCTTGCGCTGTCGAAGGCGTAGCCGTCCGACGATTCTTGAACGTCAGTTTGCCGTCGGCAGACACAAACAGACGACCACCCTCAGTGCGCTCCACCAACTTCGCATAGGTCACCACATCAGTACCGGCAGACACCGTGTCCGCCTGCAACGTCTGCACACCATCATCGATGTCTCGATCTGATTCTGGGAACTGCACCTCGGTGCGATCCAAGATCGCTGTGATCCGTTCACCCGACAACTGCGACGTAGCAGTGAACCCGTCCAGTTTCGTGCGACCCAACAGAGAGAAAGCGTCGGACGCTACCGCTGTCGCTGTCGCATCACCATCAATCGTGTAGTTCAGATTCCAGTCATCGATGGTCCCGTCGAAGATCGGGATGTTGTTGGTTTTGATCCTGAGCCGTTTGCCGGGAACGATGTCGTTGGAGTAGGTGCCACCACCCGTCGGGTCATAGTCACGATCACGGTTCTCCACCGACACCGAACACACACCGGCCTGCACGTCATCCAACCAACGTGAACGTCCACGACGCACCGTCACCGAGAACACATCAGCAGTGATGTCTACCGGTGAGACACCTTCCAACACGTCCTCACCGAGCACACCAGACTCGGCAGAGTCCAACACGAACGGGTCTGCGACACCGCCAGTGGAATAGAAATCGACGGTGGTCGCTACCGGCAACATGGTTACGCTGCCCTCCAACCAGCCCCGTTCCGACGCTCATACGCCGTGATCGCATCAACCACCGACTGACCGATCATGCCGGGATCACCAACACCGGCCTGCACCGTGATGTTGTACGTCGCGCCACCGATACCGCCACGCATCTGATCAAGCGGCACGACAGCTTCAGGACCTGCTTCACCGATCACAGCGAGCGTCGCGCGATTCACGATGCCACCATCCGCCAACAACGGGATGTCTGGCACGCCCAGGGTGAACCCGTCGTAGCCGATCGGTCCGATCGAGAATCCTGGAATCTTGAACTCGAGCCCGTTCCATGCGCGAATGATGAAGTTGATAGCTTCGCGGAACGCGTCTTTGATCCCGTTGAACATGCCTTTCGCTGCTCGACCGATCTTCTCTGGGACACCCGCCACAAACTCGACGATGACACCGAAGCTTGTCGTCACCAGGTCTTTGATGGCGTCGAACGCGTCGGACACGATGCCTTTCATCGCGTCCCATACCGCACCGAAATCGCCTTTCAGCAGCGCGGTGCCAATCTCGAAGAGACCGCGGATGATTGCGAGCGCTACTTCGACAGTGTTTTCGATTACTTCGAACGCGACCTGCACGATCGATTTCAACGCGTCCCAGAACAGTTCGAACACCGGCCGGATGTAATCGATGAAACCAGTAATGATTCTGGTGACGGTTGCGAACGCGTCGCCGATAATCGTGATGATGGTTCCGAACACGTCGATCACGATTTCTGCAACGACCTTGAACAGATCGATCAACGTGTTTATGACCGGTTCAAGAACCTGGATGATGCGTTCGAACAACGCGATGAAAAACTCGATCGCAGCCTGGATCGTTGACACGACGTTATCCATGAACCATCCGGCGACAGGTCCGAGGATTTCTTGGAACGACTCCCACCAGGATGACAACACTTCGGTCACGGTTGCGAACGCGTCAGTGAAGAAACCGACGACAGCGTCGTAGAACGCTTGCAGCGTCGGCATGATGGTTTCGAACGCTGCCACCAGGGTAGCCCATGCTCCTTGCAAGAACTCCCAGACAATGACACCAGCTTGTTTGATTGCTTCGAACACCTGGTTGACGAGTTCACGGAACGGCTCGAAACGTTGATACGCGATAACGATGCCGGCGACAAGAGCAGCGATAGCGATCACCAGAAGCATCATCGGATTGATCGACATCGCAGCTGACAACGCCAGTTGCGCGGCGGTCATAGCGAGCGTGACGCCTCGGGCAGCCGCAGTCGCCGTCTGGTACGCAACGAGACCAGTAACGATCGACGCGATGATCGTGCCTGCGATCTCCAGTTCGTCGTTGTATTCTTCGACGAAATCGCGCGCCTTCTCGATCTGCTTGTTGAAGTTGTCGCGGATCGAAGCGGCAGCGTCATCTGCTTGTTCACGGAACTCGCCAAGTCGATCGATCGTTGTTTCGACACCACTAGCGAACGCTTGCGCCGCTGGTTCGAGTTTGGGTCCGAGCCAGTCGATGAAACTGTTGAGCGCGGGTATGCCGCGGTCGACCAGGAGACCGACCAGGCTTTCCATTGCTGGCAGCAGATACGTTCCGAGTCGCGCTTGCGCGTTGTCGAACTCTGCTGCCAGGATGCGCTGTTGGTTTGCGAGACCGTCTGACGTGTTCGCAAAGTCTCCTGCCATCTGCTCGGTCGACTGCATCAGCAATCCGTAGCGAGCTTGGACCTTGATCGCTTCGGTCATCTCGCTCTTCGAGTTGATCAACCCTGACTCCAGGGCGAACAGTTCGACTGCTGCTGCAGAAAGGTCGATACCGAAACGACGGATAGGTTCGGTTTCACCGGCGAGCGAGCTTTGGAATACGGCAGCGGCGTCAGGAACGTCCAGGTTCATGACGGACGCGAAGTCAGCGATCCTGGTGGTCAGTTCGTCTGTGACAGCGACAACGTCGCCTTCAGCTCCGGCGATCTGCTTGGAGAACGCTCCGAACTGGACAGCGAACGCGTTGAACTCTCGCGACGACAGACCGACGGCTTGCGCAGATGCTTCGGACAGACCGAGGATGCCGTCGGCTGCTTCGCCGAACGTGACGTTGACAGCATTGACGGATTCGGAAAGATCGGAAGCGGCGTCAACGGCTTTCTTGCCGATTGTCAGCGCGGCGGCGCCGAATGCTGCTGACAGGATGCCCACAGCTTTCGCTGTGGTTTTTGCTGCGTCTCCGAGTTTACGGAACGAGCTTTGTGCTTCGCGAACGCCTTTGTTGTCGAACGACGAAACAATCGGGATGCGTGGCTGTGTTCCTGCCATAGCTACCTCATCTTCCGATTGATGTCTCTAGCGACTTTATCTAACGCGCCTTGAATGTTTTTGATGACATCACGTTTCTCGTCGACGTACGCGGGAAACAGCACGCGAGAATATCTGGCGCCTTTCCGCCAGCGAAGTCCCCATCCGTTGTTCGCCATAGCGTCGATGAACCAGCGTCCTGATCTGGTTCTGCCTTTTGACGATCGACCGGCCCAGTCGAACACTGCTCCTGCGGCGTTGCGTTGTTCGAGTGTCATCAACGGGAACTCGCGCACCTGGCCCTGGTTGATGAAGCCTTTGCCGCCGAACCGGACGCGATAGCCGTTCAGTACTTGTTTCTGACGCCAGCCGAGTCGTCCTTTGTCGGACCATCCGCTGGTTGGCGCGGTTGCAGGGGCGATCCGTCGTGCCGCTGTAGCCATCGGTCCGGCCATGCGAACGATGTCGCGTTGGACTTCTTTCCTGGCTTCGTTGTCGACTTTGCCGAGGAGACGCAGCAGTTCGCGTTCGTTGACAAGCTCCATGTTGAACATGAGCTTTCCTGCTGCGGACGTGACTGCCATTACTTGCGCGCTTTCTTCATCTCCTTCGCGCGATCTTGCATGTACGCGAGTATCGCGCGAAGTATTTCTGTGTCTTCAAGAAGGTAGCGCGGCGGGATCCCGGTCTCGACAGCTACTGACGCAACCAGGTATGTCAGGCTGTCTCGTCTAAAGGGGCAGAAGTCTCGTTTACAACTTCGACCGTGACGATCTCGTCGAGCCAGCTTTCGAACGGTTTGACACTGTGACCGGCGTAGTTCATCGACTTCCATCCGAGCCAGTACACGTGTTCCATCTTGAACTCGTTTTCGAACGCTTTTCCGATACCGGTTTTGTAGTTGCGTTCGAACTCGACTTGGACTTTGGGTGTGACGGGGAACTCGCCGACCGGGCCGTCGTTCTTGACGACCCGCAGTTTCATGTTCAGCATGGGCAGTTACCTTTCTCAGGAAGTGGCTGTAGTGATAGCTCCAGAAACCGGCCAGGTGACCGACGCCGACGCGAGATCGCCGACAGCGCCGTTCAACAACGGCCACTCGGTAACCAGGACGGTCATCGAGAAGTTCGGGTTCGTGGTCGAAGTCGTCTCGTTCACCGGCTTCACGCCGACAGTGGCGGTTCCGCCAATGAGCGGCGCAATGGTCGCGTGCACTTCGGTCGCCGCGAAATCCTCGTGGAAATCGAGCGAAACGCTGTGATCGCCGAGACCGGCGATACGGGTGACAGCCGTGTCGCCGAACGCCGTAGTGGCAACTTCAGCGTACGACTCAGTGACCGTCACTGACGCCACATGATCTGAAAGGTCGACGCCGCCCACTTCGATGAGCGGGTTCGTCAGCACAAACTTGGCCATTAGTTACTGCTCCTCTTCGAGGTCTTCTGAACGTTCGTCGACCTGGGCAGTAACGGTCGTCTTCAACTTACCTGATCGAACGGGCTCGATGTGGCCCGCGTCAATCAGGTGGTCGATGTTGCTTGCGGCAAGATCGCTTGCGTCAACAATATCACCTGGAAGGTGGCCGTTGATCTTTCGCGATCCGACAATCTTGTATTGCTTCACGGTGTCTCCTTACGCGTGGACACGGACAGAGAAGTCGGCGGCAAGGTAATCAGCCTCGCCCTGGGAAATCATTCGAACGTTATCACTGCGTTCGACCAGAAGTGTTTGTACGACTCCGCCGAGAGTTCGATCGGCTTCGATCGCTGCTCGGATTGACGTGTCGCCAGAGTAGTTCATGAACGCGTACAACGTTTTCTGGCTTGCTCGTTCGCTTGTTCGACCGACGATCACGGTTACCGTGTACGCGTGTTCGGCGTTTCCGCCGGCGAATCCTTGCCAATATTGAACGTTCTCTGGCATGACGAACGCGCAAGGCGGAGCGAATACGTCAGGGATGTGGTCGAAGACGCGAAGCCCGTTGATCGTCGCTAGTCTGGTTTCGAGACCGTCAGCGATTTGCGCGAGCGTTGCTGCCATCAGGCGACCTGAACTTGTTCGCGTCTGTACGGAGCTAGTAGCGCCATAGCTACCGGATGCATTGCTTGCCGGAGTCGCATGATGCCGATGTCGCCGAAGCCGGCGATACCGAGCGGAGCGTCAGCTGACTTGAAAATCGACACGCCCTGGATTTGCGCTGCCTGTTCGACGGGATGCGGAAGATAGTCGTTGGCTGCATCAGGGTTCGCCCATCCCCATCGCGCGGTGATCTGCACGAGTGCTTGTCCGTAGTTGAACGGGAACTCGCGAGCGTTGATCGCTCTGATACGTGTGTACGGCCAGTTCTGTCCGCCCAGTTTGCCGTTGAGCGGTTCGAGTTGATAGTCAGCAGCGTTCCAGGTGGTCTCGAATACGCCGTCGTCGTCTTCGTCGGTTTTGATAATCAAACCAGTCGCTGTCGAAATATCGTCGACTTCAACAAGCCACGGTGTCGACGCAACGAACGTTCTTGCCGTAGCGGTCGCTTGTTGCACGAAATGACGATCGCAGTACGCTTGCACCATCTGCGTCGCAGCGTCTGCAGCGAGGGTGAGACGGTTGTCGTCGGTCGTATCGGCGACGGCGATACCGAGGATTTCTTTCAGATCGTCTTCGGTGACGAGTCGATCAGTGAGATGCGCCATGTTCAGTCCCTGGTTTGTACGCGACGCAGCGCACATCTGCTGGTCGGCGCTGCCGGTCTACAATGTACTCGACGAAGCCTGCCTCTACGAGCCAGCTTGTCAACTCGTTCGGATCAATGTTGCCGTAGTATTCTCCGGCTCTGACCGCTCGGCCGTCGATCGCTGAATGAGGTGCTCGTCCTGGTCCTGCAGCGGTAGCGATAAACATGCCGCCTGGTTCAAGCATGTCGATCGCAGCTATACAGATTTCGCGAGCGTTTTCAGCGTGTTCAAGCATTTCGGTTGTCACAACGCAAGCAGCTAACCGGTGCGGTCGGAATAACGCGGCGTCACACACGATGTCGACGTTCGGTCCTGGAACAACATCCACACCGACGTATTCTTCGCAATCAAATAAATGTTTGATACCGCCGTTCACATCGCATGATCCGAGTTCGACAACGAGATCGAACTGTTTGCCGGTCACATGATCGCGCACCCAACGTTCTGCTTGTTCATGCATGACGATGTTTCCTTCTCATCCAAAGCTGTTGATCGGCGGTTGATCCTCGTTGCCCCAGCCGATATACGTCGTCATCCGCGCCTTTGTTCCACAGCGGATGCAAGTGTTCGATGATTGCGTTTTCGGCGTAAACGAACTGGCTTGCTCGTTTAGCTACCATTGTCCATTCGTTGTCGACAAACCAATGCGTATAGCCTTCGTGGCAGACAGTTGATGCTCCATCGAATGATGCTCCGTGATTATCGATCCAGGTTCGTCGAATCATCGGATGCGTCGCGTGTAGTCCGAGCATGACGGCTCGGTTACCGAGATCATTTGTTGACACGAACGAGTATCGATCGCCTGCTGCTTCCAAAGCTGCTTCGCGCCAACCTGGATGAAACATCACGTCGTCGCCAATAAACAACAACCAGGGCTCATCTGTTTCCCTGTATCCCAGGTTGCATTTCGTCGCGAACGTTTTCGATTCCGAATAGTTGACGATCAACTCGCAGTCCTCGTTGCGCATCACTGCTTCGAGTTCTTGTTCGTCGTCGTAGTCGACAACGAAATAGATGCGAGCTTTCGCTGTGCTCGCTAGCAGCGATTCGACTAGCGGGTCAACATTCTGCGGTCGGTTCATGACCGGAACGATGACAGCGACGTCAATCAACATCGATCCGATCCAAGCGGTCGTAGACGCGTTCGTCAAGCCACAACGATTTCAGGTGACTTGTTTTGATTCCGGTGTGAACGTGAATCGGTATTTCGAGCGCGCTTGCTCTGGTGCACAACGACAGATCTTCGCTGATCCACGTGTTGATCGAACTGTTGAAAATCGGCGAGTACCAGGTCGGTCCATATTCCGCTTCGATTTTCTGAAACACTGATTTGTGAATCAGAACGAAAGCTGATCCTGTCGCGGCACAGTTCACGAGTTGGTCTCGCGGATATTCTTTGCTGACGGTGAAACCTTGATGTTCGCCGTTGTCGTACCAGTTGAAGATCGTTGGCGCAGGTTGAACGAGCATGCCTCCGATACCGTCGACACCGACTTCACGCATCATGAAACAGAGACCACCAACGATCGGAGCTTTCTCAGGATCGGCGACTTCCATCAACCGGTCGATTGCGTCTGCTTCGAAACCCATGTCTGTGTCGAGCCACATCAACCAGTCGACACCTGGCATTTTGTGCGTGAACTGTCGAGCGGTGTCATTGCGAGCGGACACGATGCCGCCTGTCCCGTATTTGGTCGCGAGCCATCCGCCGCCGATCACTCGTTGTTTGTTCGCAACATCGTGCGCGATCAAAGCCATCAACGAAGCATGCCACGAGTGCGCGACTTCTTGACCGTGAACGTACGCGACGCAAACCTTGTCCGGAGTTTTCTTAGCGAACTCTCCTGGCTTGTTCTTCGCCATCAGTCAGCCTGCTTTCGCGGTCGACCAGGACCGCGCTTTTCTCCAGGCGCTTTCGTTGCCTGTTCAACCGGCTTCGATCGACGATCGTCGAGAGGCGTGAACAGATCAGGGCGAAACAGAACGAACGGATCGTCGTCCTGCCAGACGGTGCCTGCTTGCAGACGGACGCGAGCTCCGTTCATGTTGGCAGTTGTACAGGTTGTGTTTGCGACTACGTGTCCCATTGGGCAGTCTCCTTTGTGGCAGTTGTAGGGCAGGTGCCCGGTCCGACGTGACTGCCCACACGTCGGACCGGGCGATCAGATTCGGATCGGCGTCAGCCGATCGTCATCACTGGTTCTGCAGGAGGCGGAAGCCGAGATCGTTCACGGAATCGAATCCGTGACGAGCGAAGCAGAACCATCCGCGCTGACCGGTCGGACGACCGTTGGTCGTTCCGAACAGATGCGGGATGAGCTCCACCGACATTCCGGCTCGCTGCGCGACCAGGAAGTTGCTGAAGTCGCCGACCACGAGGATGTTCGCGGCGCCGGTCGTGCCGGTGAACTCGGGCATGTAGTCGGTGGTCCGGATGGGACGACCGAACAACGTGCCGATGCCGCCAGCGGCGAGGTCGACGGTGTAGTACGCCTGGGCGGAACCGTCAGCGAACGAACGGATCTCGTTCTCGACGTCAGTGTTCATCACCCAGGTCGCGTTGGCGCGGTAGCGCTCAGGGAGCGACTTCCACACCTTCAGGACGTCGGGAGCGGAGAACGCTCCGTCGGTGCCGACGACGACCTCGACGTTGGTGTTCGCGTCGAGAGCGGTGACGATGCCGGTCGGCTGCGAGCTGCCGGTTCCGCTGATGGTCGCGTTCGCAACCAGGTCGATGTAGCCCTGATCGATGAGGCGACGCATCTCAGCGGCGAACGCCGGGTAGTCGTCGCCGACCTCGATCGAGTAAGGGATGAAACCGCGAGCGGTGTACACCGGGACGCTTGGCTGCGCGAGAGTCGGCGAGTCGTCGCTGACCTCGGTGCCTTCGCCGTCGTACGACCAGGACATGCCAGCGGAGCTGACGCCCTTCCACTCGTCAGTCGTGATGGTCACGACGCGAGCAAGGTCGAGAACGGGAGCGGCGGAAGCGCCAGAGGTGAGGATGATCGACGGGTCGATCAGGACGGGGATGCCGAAACCGCCAGCGGTGTCGGTGCCCTCGCTCATCGCGCGGTACTCGTCCAGGGCGCGAGCCTCATCAGCGGTGAACGCCGGATGCGACTGAGTGACGCCCTTCATGAACGCGGACCGGTACGCGTCGTTCTCGGTCAGCAGCAGTCGCTTGGCGATCTGCGTGCCGTCGCAGTTTCCGCTGCGGGTGTTGAGAAGACGGTCGAGGTGATCGCCGTTGCGAGCAGGAAGATTCTTGCCAGCCTTGTCGAGAACCGCGAGAGCGGCATCGCGAACCTGCTGACGCGAAGCGGTGCCGACGTTGATGTCGACCTCGGTGCGCTTCATGACCTGCGGCGCGTCGTGACCGGCGGCGCGCTCGACCACAGCGGTGCGAGCGGCAGCGATGCGAGCCTCGCGCTCTTCGAGAGCGTCGAACTCAACCTTGCGAGCCTCGTGCTCTTCGAGCAGCGATTCGAGAGCCGCGTCCTGCTCGGGCGTGATGTCGTCGGCTTCGGAAAGCTCGACGATCTGGGAACGCAGCTCTTCGAGCTGCTTGGAAAGATCGTCCTTCTTGGACATGGGTTACTCCTTCGAGTCGATGCCAGCGAGTCTGAGACGCGCCAAGCGTTGTGAACGTGATCGCGACGTGACGTGGACTTCGTCCGAGGTCGTGTCATCCGACGAGTGGATTTCATCCGGGTCGTCGATAGCGGCGAGCGACTCGATGTCGGTGCCGGTGGCCAGGATGCGAGCGATTTCGTCTCGCACCTCGGGATCTTTTAGAGCGTCAAGAGTCTGCCGTGATCGTACACCGACAGAGGTCTGTTCGTACGCAGGGAAAACAACAGGACCGACTTCGTACAGTTCGATCTCGCGAATGGTTCGTTCTTCCATGCCGTCATCCCTGGATCGCGCCCAGTCTTCGTCAACGACACGGAACCGGAACGACATTCCGGTGATACCTCCGTCGCGGATCGCGTCGCGAACAGGTTGCACCAACCAGTTATCCGACAGGCGAGCTTTGACGCGAAGTCCGTGATCGTCTTCGCTGATCGACGTGATGCGACCGAGCGGAATCGATCCGATCAACGGATGTGTCCCGTGATCGAACTGCAGTACAGGCATGCGCATGCCGATGGTCCGTTTGAACGCACCTGGTGCGATCCGTTCACGGTACGCGCCCATGTAATCTTCGATTTCGGTCCACTGGTTGAACACAGCGCCGTAACCGTCAAGCGTCAAACCGTCTTCTGATTTAGCGACACGGAACTCCAGGTGGCGCACCAGGTTGTCGCGTTCCCGCATTTGCGGTTCAGCGATTTCTGCTATCGACATGTTCTGACCTCGTTCAGCTTTGATTTGTTCAGCTTTGCGGGCGAACCATGATCGGGCAGGTTCAGGGTTCAACGGATTTATCCCCCAAAGATAATGCGCTACAGCGCCAGCGCCCGGCCATTCGTCAGCATTAGGATCGCTGTTTGACGGAGCGTCCAGGTCGACGTCGTGTCTCGCAGCCCACGCGTTAGCGCGAACGATTTTGTCTTCGCTGATATTGCCGTCAGCCATATCGCGAGCTTCACGAATCGTTTTATCTGTGAGACCGTCGCCGCCGAAACCTTCAGCGCGAAGTTCGAGACCACGAGAAGCAGCGTCGCGAATATAGTCCGGCGGATCAGTGTCCACCTGGCGAGACGATTCAGACGTCGGTTCCGACAACGCGTCAACATCAAGAGAACCTGGTTGCGCTCGAGCTTCCTCGGTCATCCACCTGTTGCAGTAATAGTCGCCGCGAACATACTCGTCCCACAGATCGCACCAAGCCATGTCGCCTTGCACGTCGTTCTCGTTGTAATGCACGCAGTTGCCGCACGCTCTGCCTTCCGGCACGTCGTCCGATAACGCTGGTCGATAGTTGTCAGGAAGCTCGCGAGCTTCTGAACGTTCGCCGCCAGGTTCCACATCTTCAGCGATCGACAACGCGACCATCTGATCGATCGCGTCCTGTTTCGTCTGATGACAACCCATCACCTCGCCGTCGTCCTTGACGGTCGCCCAACCAGAACAGTCAGGGTTGTCGGATTCAATGAAGTACGGCATCAGTGTCTCAACTCGCTGGTTCGGCGATGTAATCGCCTGCGATATGGAAGTTGTCTGCTGTGGTCAGAGTAATCGGTTCACCTTGTTCAAATGGGAAGTCGTTCAATCGTTGACCTGACACGTCGGTGGTGAAGAGCCACAGATCGTTGTCTCCGGATGCGACATGCCCAGAGATGTGATATTGACGGCTCTCGCTCGCATCATGCAAACATCCTGCTCGCAGCATGACGCTTTGCGCCGAGTTGAACGGCAACGTCACATAATACTGACCAGTGCCGAACGACGTGATGTTGTCAAAATCCACCTGGACCTCAAAGTGGACGAGATCACCGACACGCACATACTGGCCGTAAAACAACGGATCACCGGTGAACGTCGGCTGAGTTCCAGACGTGCCACCACCCACCGTGTACGTCTCCGTTGTCGGTGCCGGTCCCTGCGGACCCGGAGCAGTAACCGTCACAGCATTATCAGACTGCGTAACCGAAACCGTGTTGTCAGACTCAACGACGACCGCCGAGTTCAGAGTCTCACTAACACTGACCGTGTTGCTCATCTAGTGACCTCGCCACGGACAGTGAAGTTGCCCATCACCAACCGTTCAACCGTCGAACCGTTCACCAACTCCAAGTCGTACACATATCGGCCAGAATCAACATCAGCCATATCTGACGCAGCAACCGACAGAGTGATCGTGCCTTCCGCCCCACCCAACGTCATCCGATCATTCGACGTGGTGAGTTCCAACACCAACGTGTCGGTCGGTGTCAGATCACGCACCTGCATCCGTCCAGTCCAGCCAACCAACGAAACCGGATCGCCAGCAGAATCTTTCCAAGTGAACACCTGCGAATAGGTTGCACCCTGGTCAGCGACAATGTCGTATCCGCCTGCTAAAGCCATCAGTTACCACCACCATCAGTTGCTGGTTCCTGATCCGGTGTCGGCGGCTGCAACTGCACCGAATACAAACCAGTGTGCTCCAACACCGTGTAGTTGCCGGACGTGACCGCCTGCACAACGCTGTCTGGTTGGAACCCCGCGCGAATCAACGACTCGATCGTCAACGCTTCACTAGATTTGATATCAGCAAGATCTTTCACGTCCTCCTGCAAGAACGCGACATCGCGATCGTCGTACCACAAACGCACAGACGGGTCAGGAAGATCAAGCAACGTTTCGAGCGCTCCAGCAGCCGCACGCCACAACGGTCGAATCGTTCCGTCAGCGAACCGGCGTCGAGCCGCAACATAGTTGCCAGAGTTCAACGACGAACCAGCCAAACCTTCGCTGATACCGAGATACGACGCAGGCACGCCTGCAGCAGCAGCGATCCTGGTTTCACCCGCGCCCTGGACAGCTTTCAGATTCAACTGGTCGAAGTTCGCGCCGACAACCTTCACGTCAGCGCCACCGCCCAGATACAACGTCTTGAATGCTCGCTCCACGCCTTTATGTGACGCGTCCATCCGTTGCACAAACGTTTCGAACGCTTCCTTCGTGATCGACGGATCGAACGACACGACCATGTTCGGAGTCGCCGAGTTCCGCATAAACGCGTGCTTGTACTCTGACAGCTGATTATCAGCGCTCACGTCGTCCAACACCGTTGACAACCAGGTGCGACCGCGGAACGGATGCAACGGATCAGGAATCGGCTTGAAGTGACAAATCTCGTCGGCAGGGAACATAGCGAGTTCTTGACCGAGATCGTCCATCACCGCGTAGCCGACCAGTTCGCGACCGTACGGTCGACCGGTCGTCACATCGTCAACATCAGCAGTCAACACCATCACGCGAGCCGGATCAAGGCGCACCAACTCGTCAGGAACACCACGACCGCGACGCCGCACCCAATACGAGTTGCCGAACAAATCAACGTCGACAAGCATCTGTGACAACAGATCACCAGTGTTCGCGTTCATCCACGGGCGCTCGATCACAGCGAGTTCCGTGTTGCCAAACATGTTTCCAGGACGACCGTCGCGGAACGGTTGCCACTGGAACCGAACCTCGGAAAACACGAGCATGCGCGCGTGAATCGCTGCGGCAACAATCGGGTTCGCTTGACCTTGTAACGCGGTCAACTCGGTCGGATTCACGACCGGAGCGATGTACCGCTGACCGTTGTACGCAAACTTCTCGAACAGTCGCAGATAGTCGTTCCACGACAAACCGGCCTGACGAGTTTCTTGACGGCCGAAAAGGTTTGCCAACATTAGCTACGCTCCACCGCGACACCGAACAGAATCAATCCGACACCCGCAACAACGAACCCTGCGGACGGGGACGCAATGCCGGCACCTATACTGGACAACAATACACCGACAGCTTCAAGAACAAGTGCGACCGGTTTACGCATGACCACTCCTAACCAAACGACGCCCACAGCTCTGCTGCAGGTTGAAACTCCGGACGACTGTTCGCCCGGTGATACGCGATACACAACGCGACCGCCGCGTCGATCTTCCCGCGACTCTTACCTTTCGACAACGTGAACCCGGTCTCGTTCAACCTAGGAACCGCGTTCAACACGTGAGCACCGAACGCAGGATCAGCATCATGCGTAATCTCACCGCGCTTCAACGCTTCAAACGTCGACCCGACAGCAGGCGTCATCCTGGCCAACGACTGCGGAATCTCAACCATCGGGAAACCTTCATCCAACAACATCTGTGCAGGCAAATCGAAAAACCGCGGGTCGAACGACACTTCACGCAAATCAAACCTGGCGCCAAGATCGCGAACCGTCTGCATCACATCAGCAACATCAAGACGACCGTCCTCCGTCGGATTCCACACTTTTGCTTGCGCATGCCAACGACCGTCGTCACGTTGCTGCACCCAAACGATCGCAGTCGAATCATGCTTCAACGCGACGTCAACACCCACCCAGGTCGGTGCACCATCCACCATCTCGAAGGGATCTTCAAGCTCGTCCCACACTTTCTTGCCGTCGTCACCCAACCAACACTCGGTGCCCTCATGCCACTGACCAAGACGGAAGATACGGAAATGCGACTCAGGTGACATTTCGACCGCAGTCACAAGCGCGTTCTCGTTCATAAAACCTTCACCCAAAGCAGGGTTCGCTTTCAACCACTGCTCGCGATCACGCACATCGCACGACTCGTCCGCCGCATACTCTGTGAACCGGAAACCAGGCGGCAGATTCCCGTGCCGCACCCGTTCACGCATGTTGTACAACGCGTTGCGCTTATCGAACCCTGGCGTGCCGATACCGACAACCAACGACCGTGGACGCTTACCAGACGCCAACACCATCGACTCCCAACTGTCGACCGGCATGAACCCGATCTCGTCGACAATCCCAAGCGACATGTCCAAACCTTGCAAACCGTCCGGATCGTTCGACCTCGGAAACATCTCACCATGATTCAACGGCGTCACAATCTTCTGACCGCCGATAGCCGAATACACAAAACACCTGGACGACAACTCCCAGTTCTCCCGCAACATCGCCAACGCGACCCCGTACACCGACGTCACAGCCTGCTGCACCGTCGTAGCAACCACCGGAATCTGCGGAGCACCAGACTCGTCCGGATCAAACAACGCCCACAAACCGAGCGCAGCCAGAAACGTCGACTTGCCGTTACCGCGACCGACAGACATAACAGCCGCCGTCACCTCGTCAGCCAGCACTTCTTCCAACCACTCTTTCTGGTACGCCGCAAGCTTCAACGGTTTGCCAGCGCCGTAACCTTTCGGCGACGCGCAATACGTTTCGATGAAACGGATCGCTCGCGCGTGACGAGCTTTCACACGCCACTTCAACCAGGGACCAGGCGAATCGTTCTCAAGCTTCTTGCCTGCGTTCCTGTTTCCGCGCATCGAAGCGCCGATTTGTTCGTTGCGACTATTCATCGTTATTCACGTTCATGCATACACCAGGTTGGTTCGATCTGTCGGAAGAGTGTCTATGGC